CTTCACCAAATGCTGTTTCATCACCAATACTAAATGTTGGTACTCCAGCACTTGTCACATCAATATCTGCTCCACCTGTCGCTACCTCTGTACCTAAACTAAATGTCCCTGCACCAGCTGTTGTTACAGCGAATACTGCAGTTCCTGTAGCTGTTTCTGTTCCAATGCTAAACGTTGCCGCTTGGCCCATGGAAACATCAACTGTTCCTGCATTAACGACAAGTCCAGATAGCGCTTCCGCTACTGCAAATTGTCCTATTGTTCCGTGACCTAGTAACATTAAGCATCCTCTAATGTTTTAACTTTAGTCTCTAAAGTTTCAATTCTTGTTTGTGCTTCTTGCAATGCTTTAATTGCTTTCATATATAATATAGAATATTTTAAAGATTTTACTTTAGCTTTTTCTTCTTTTATTTCTCCAACTTTTTTTCCATCAGGAATAACATCTCCGTCTTCATAAAGAGTGCCAAAAGTTGAATCACTTTTAATATCATTAATTCCCGGAGAACATTCATTAATTAAATTAGGAGAAACAGCTTCAGCTTCTTGTGCAACTAAACCAATTTTATATTTTGCTTTATCAGCTCCATATTCTCTAATATCATCTTTTAATTTAAACTTACGAACTTTTAATGCTTTTATATCATCCCACTGTGATGTAGCATCTGCAATATTATCTTTAATTCGTTGGTCAGATGTAGCACCATAAGAATTATCATGGTTTTGAACATCACCATCTGAATAAACAATAAATTTAGTACCGGCAGTTACAACTCCAAAATGTATTGCATATTGAGTGTTATTATCTGGATTCCCTGCTGTAAATTGTAAATCTAATCCTTGTGGATTAGTGTCATTTGCATTTTCTATTGCCGCAACAGCATCACCCCCAACATCTTTGTTAACATGAAATATGTGTGCTCCAGAACTATGCCCAATACATACTCTACCAGAACTATCAATTTGCATTCTTTCAGCAGCATTAGTATTAAATCGCATAGCATTAATGTCGTGACGATAATTAATATTTCCTATATCAGCATCTCCATCATCACCAAAACAAAGATAACCATTGTCATCATTTCCAGTAAGAATAGATATTCCCGCACTAGCAGAACCTTCAACAATTAATTCATCAGCACTTGCAATAGGTGTAGCACCAGAATCACCAGATTTAACATGAAGTGCAACACCTAAATCTTTTGCCGCACCAATACCTGCTGTAGCAAATTGAGCCGCACCACTACCAACAACAGTTGTTGCTGTTATTGCTTGACCTGCTATTGTGCTTCCAGATTGTGCGGTGAACGTATTAGCAGTAAACTGAAAATCATCAGCGCCTGCTATTCGTATATCTATCTGGTCATCTGTATCTGCTGTAATGCTTGTATCAGCATCTGCATCTAAAATTAATTCATCACCGTTTATATCACGGTTCATTGGTGCACCTACCGCACCAGATATTTCTGTTATAAATATAGAAGCTCCACTTGCAGGAGCAGTCGTAAATGTAATCTGTGTTCCACCTGTAGCTATTGTATAATCTGTTACGGGTTTCTGTATAACGCCGTCGTGTGAGACTAAAAGTTGTGCAGGGGATCCTACTTGTGTACCTAAATTAAAAGTCACATTAGAACCATTATAAGTGTTTCCACTTGTATCTAGTACACTAAACGTGCCTCCTTTAATTCCTTGTCCTACGTATGCCATTAATCAGCCTCCTCTATTGTGTTACCTGCATCTACCCATTCCTTAACATTTTGCCAATCTGAGTTTTCCATGTTACCTACTGATGTGCTTATTTTTACAGAAGTGTCATTGTTATAAACAATATGCACTACTTTTTTTTCGCTGTCTGTATATTGAACTTTTGTAATTGCCATTTAATATCTCCTATAATTCCGCAGTAAATAAAACACTTAAACTAGAATTAGCAGTTCTAACAACTCCTGAATGACCTGCTGTGCCACTCATGTCTGTACTGTTTTTACATTCAGCCATGTTAGAATTTGCTTTATCTATAACAAAATCATCGAAATTATCTGCCGCATCATTTCTTATAAATGAATAATTATTACTAGCACTAGAACAAGTTAAACTTGGATTAGTTCTCATTGGCACTGGAAAAGTAATACTAAACTGCATTTGACCAGAATTATATTGAGCACCACCAACACCAATAGGGGCATTACCAGCCGCTGATTCATTTGAAACTACTTCGTAAGCATATCTTTGACACCTAGCTAAATTATCTCCAAAACTTTCATGTTGAAATGGGGGTATACTTGTAGAAGAAAATTCACCTATTTCTAATTGAACACCTGTAATCCAAAAATTATTTGATGTACTATCTCCAAGATTAACTTGTCCTACCATTCTATTAGCATTTGTATTACCTGCCCAAGAAGTATTTAAAGTACCAGAAGTATAATTACTTCCAGCTGCTAAATGAAATTGAATACTTAAACTTTGTGCGTTATCGTTACCTAAAGCACCTGTGGTATCTCCATCAATATTTATTATTTTTTGTTCCCAAGTAGATGCTTGACTAACTGTATAAGCTGTTGAAATTTGTCTATTATTATCATGATCATAAAACTCAACTATATATGTACCAGTTTTTACAGACTTAACCCAAAAAGTAAGAGTAAGTTTTTCAGCACTAGCTGTACCTTTTTTTAAAAGTTGTAAAGCTTGACCTTCAAAAGAATATTGTAAAGCTAAATTATCTCCAGAACCTGGGGAAGAATCGGCTGTAGTACAATCCATTTTTAAAGAATTAGCAAAACCATATCCAGTTGGCACATCAGTATCTTGTGTTTGTGTCCAAGTACCCAAAGAAGAGGCACTCATATTCCATCTATCACAAGTATAATATCCACTTCCAGTTTTACCAGTGGCACTTGTATTTCTTTGGGCCACAGCCATGTCGCCGTTCACAATCAAGGAGGTTGAATTTGGTCTTGATATAGTTGTGAACATATCATTACTTATTTTACTTAGTGCCATGTTTTATCCTTTTGCGTGTTTATCTTTTATTGTTTTAATTGTAGCTTTCCATCCATCAATACCATTATGATATATATCATCTAACTGGTCTGCTATACTTGGATACTCTGCTCGTCTTTTAGATTTATAAGAATCATTTTCTAAATCCCATGCGTCTTGTAAAACTTTTAATCCATCAGTGCATTGTTTTTCTGTTGGTAAAGAACGAGGATTACTTATCATAGAACCATTTACACCATATTCAGTTGTTAATCTTAAATTTGTATAAGTTTTATTTTTACTATCTGTCCAAGTAAACCATTGATAAGGATGTAGTTGAGCTAAATAATCTTCAATATGTGAAGGTCTTCCTATTGCCATTTTACGTGTCTCCTAAACGAATAAATTTAAATGAAGTAAGGTCTTCTGTTGAGTTACCTATAATTCTATTTCCATCTGTCAGACCTACTGTTCTAAATTTAACTTTAACATTAGCTGTATCTGTAACATCAATAATTGATGTAGCTATTCCTTGATCTTGATAGTTAGTTCCGGATAAATGTGCATAACCTATACCATGTGAATTATAACTAGAGTTATCAGTGGTTACCTGTATTTCAGTTCTAAAACCGGGGTCTGCACCAGTAGAATTTTGTTCGTCATAAGCAACAGAACCTTGAACCCAGTAAAATCCTGTACTTGGAAAAGTCCATACTCCAGATGAAACACTCATTCCAACTAAATGACTAAATCCTGCTGTATCATTTCTTTCAAGATTAGCTGAAAAAGGGTCTACATCATTGGTTGCATTTGTTGAAAGTCTCCATGAATCAACCATAGTAATACCATTCATGCCTGTTATTGTAAGTGCGCTAGCAGAATCATCCCACATAATATTTTTGTCTGCTCCGGGATCTGTTAAACCAAAACTAGGTAATGTTATTGTTGTTTTAGCCATTATGCATCCTCCAATGTTTTAACTTTAGTCTCGAGTGTCTCAATACGAGTTTGTGCTTCTTGTAATGCTTTAATTGCTTTCATATATAATATAGAATATTTAACACCTTTTACTTTAGCTTTAACTTCTTTTACTTTTTTAGGAAAAGAACCATCTTTATTAGGATTTTCAGTATCATCTTCTAAAGTTCCAAAAGCACTATCAGATAAAATATCATCAACATCTGGTGGATGTTCTTCAACAAGTTTATCCATACCTGCTGCTTCTAATTCTTGTCCAATAACACCTATTTCTGTCCATGCCTTATCTCCATATTGTCTTACATCGTCTTTCTTTTTATACTTACGAACTTTAACAGCTTTAATATCATCCCATTGTGAACCAGAGTCTGTAATATCTTGTTTAATTCTTTCATCAGAAGTTGCTCCATACGAATTATCGTGATTTTGAACATCACCATCTGAAAAAATTCTTAATCTTAATGACCCACTATCAAAACAATTAAAAAATTCAGAAGTGTTATCATCTGGAGATATACCAATAAGACGATTTCGTTGAACAAAAGCATTTCCACTTTCTTGGTCATTACCAACATAAAACATATAATTTCCAGAAGTATTTCCTTCAAATCTAAATTTATATGTTGCGGGTTGAATACCAAAACCTATCATTGAGGTACTAGCATCTATCATAAACATATATTGATTAACATCTGATTCAATTCTAAAATCTAAATCTGCCTGTGAATCATTAAAAACAAAAGAACCACCATCTAAAGAAACGTTACCTGTTGCAGTGAAAGTAGTAGCTGTTAATGCTTGAGCAGCAATTGTGCTTCCAGATACAGCTGTAAATGTATTGGCTGTAAATGTAAAATCATCTGCTCCTGCAATTTTAATATCTATTTGGTCGTCAGTGTCTGCTGTTATTGTCGTATCAGCGTCAGCATCAAGTATAAGCTCAGCTGCACCATTTAAATCTAATGTTGATCCTACAGGAACATCAATAGTTCCAACACTCTTTGCTTGGTGTACAACATAAATATTATTCGTGCCAGAAGGAGGTGCTCCGGTGAATGCTAAAGTTGTTCCACTTACAGTATAAGCTGAGTTAGGATCTTGTCTTACGTTTCCTACAAAAACTTCAATATCAAGTGTGCTATTTGGTGAAGAATCTAATGTGAAGTCAGTTGTACTACCATCACCACTAAATCTTTTACCAGCTAATGATTGAAATGCATTAGTTGTATCTAAGGGTGTCCCTACATATGCCATTCTACGTTATCTCCATTATTGACAAAGCAATGTCAGCCGCACCAGTCGCTGTTAATGTCAGCGAATCTGTTGTTTCCATCACAACTTTGTTACCTGAAAGCAACTCCAACGACCCACCAACAGGAATCGGCGCCGTAGTAACAAGTTCAACCGTCTGGTTGGCTTCGTTATTTGCACCTGCTCTGCTAGAGGTATCTGAAGTCAACGTAACTGTTGCAGTAATTTGACCAGTGGTTGTATTACCTACCATCATTCCAAGAACTACTGTAGTAGTAGAACCTGCAACGGTATAGATAACATCAGCACTAGTTACTCCTGCTTTAGTTACAACTTTAAAAGTATTAGCCATTTATCCTCCTATTATAAATTATCCGAGCGCAATTGCAAGAGCAGTGGGGTCTTCTTGAGAATATCCTGCACTTGTTAAATACGTTTTTAAATCGGATAGTGCTACTTGCACCATTGTTCCATTATCGTTTGTTACTAATCTATCTGCATCTGCTAAAGTTGTTGATGTTGCAGATGTACCACCATCCATGATGTTTAATTCAGCAGCAGTTGCTGCCACATTAGTTCCACCAATGTCAAGAGTAGTTACAGATATTTCGCCTGCTACAGTTGCAATACCGTCTGCTAAAGTAATTAAATCTGTATCATCAGTATGACCAATAGTTGTTCCGTTAACTATTATATTATCTACTGTTAACGTAGTTAATGTTCCAAGAGAAGTAATATTTGATTGAGCCGCAGTAGTTACTGTAGCTGCTGTACCAGAAGCATTACCAGTTACATCACCTGTCAAAGGTCCTGCAAAAGCATCTGCTGTTACAGTACCATCAAAAAATGCATCTTTAAATTCTACACTAGCACTACCAAGGTCAAGTATATTATCCGCCCCAGGTGTTAAAGCACCGTCTGTAAGTATTAATTGTTTTTCATTTCCTGCATAAAAGTTAATTGTATCTGCCGTTTCAAAATCTATTTTTGTTTGATCATCTTCACCAATTTTAATGTCAGTTGCGAGTAAAGATGTAATTGTTGTTTGTGCCGCCGCTAATGCAAAATCTATAGTATTATCACCATCTTGATAAGTTACAGTTATACCTGTTTCGGTATTACTACTAACCATCGCGCCTGTAGTATCAGCAATAAATTCTGCTAGTGTTGTTCCATCAACAGTGATTGCGTCTGCTTCAAGTGTACCATCAATATCTGCATTACCAGATATATCTAATGTTGCTGCATCTAGTTCACCAGATAAAGTAATATTAGTAGCGCCAGTTATAGCGCCGTTAAGTGCAACTGCACCATTAATATCTATTGTTGTAGCTGCTATTTGTACTTCTGTGTCTGCAACAATATCTAATTGACCATCAGTAGATGAATTAATATATAAAGCAGAATCTCTGAAAAGAAGTTTATTAGTACTATTTAAAGTTAAACCTGTGCCGTCTGTATGTGTTAAAGTTGTGTCAGAATCAGTACCAAATTTTAACACAGCTGAATCTGATCCTAAGATAAGATCGTTTGGTAAAGTTACATCAGAACTAGCATCTTCAAATACCAACTTGCTTGCTGGCATTGTACAGAAAACATCTTTTGTTCCTGCTGCAAAATCAACAGCACTATCGCTGTTTGAAGAAGATATAACTGTTGTACGTGTAAGATCAGAACTATCACCATCTAATGTACCTAAACCTACTTCAAATTCTGCGGCTGTTTGATGAGCAATAACATAATATGTTGTATTACTATTACCTATACCAGCAGCAAAAGTTTCAAACCCAGTGGTAGCACCACCAAGAGAAACAGCTCCTGTTCCTGTAGTAGTAGTCGTTTCCTTTACGCGATCATTAATGACTAATGCCATTTATTTCTCCTATGCTAATCTTAATATAGCATCACTTGCGTCGGCTGTAGGAAACTGAATTGTAAACGTTCCGCTTGTAGAAGTTTTATCTCCTCCAAAGTCCAACACACATACTGCTTTATTAGAATTACTACTGTTATAAATTAATGCTCCACGAGCCGTAATAGTCGCTGATGTAAATGAAGCGTCAGCAAAATCACAAATAGCTGTAGTTCCTGAAGTAGTTGGTGTTACACTTGTTAGATTTCCTCCACCTGCTGTATATGTTCCTGAGTTAGAAACTTCATTGGAACTTGAATAAGCGGTAGTAGAAGCACTTAATGTAGCTGAACTTGTGTACAATGCAATTTTAAAAGTGTCACCAGTTGTAGCTGTGAAATCATGTCCTTCAACAAGTATTTCTTGTTTAAAACTGGTACAAACAGCTTGAGTTATTGCCATGTTCTATCCTCCTGTGGATTTTTGTTCTTGTTGCAAAGGAATTCTTAATTCCCCTTGCATGTACTCATCTCTTCGATGCTTTCCTTGTTGCTCAATAGCTAAACCTTGAATAGCACGTTGATATGATTGTTCGTATAATTGCAGCATTTCAGCTGGTCCCTTCAAGAATTTGAAGGCTTCGGCAAGACATCCATATAATAATGCTGATGGAGCATTATTACCCAACCAAGAGGTTGTGTTACTACTAGAAAGTCTTGTAGGTAGTCTAGTAATTCCTAATTCGATGTTATACGCTGAATCCGGCGTCGGCGCAACATAAATTGTGTTATGATCCCACCATGCCCAGTATTTTGGTGTGCTTGTAGACTCTCTGTTAGGCCAATATTCATTCATATAACTTAAATCTTTTTGCTCTAGAAATGTTCTAGTTGCTGTGCCAGAAGCAGGCCAAATATGAACTGTTCTAATTGTAGCAAGTGATGTTGGATCTGGAGAAGATCCACCAGGTAATGATACAAATGCATTGCTTGCAGTAACTGTTGATACTTGATGAGATTTAAAAGCATCTATATCTACTTCTCTCAATATTCTATTTTCAGTATGTTCTATAAAATCATCTGTTCTAGTAGACGTTAATACATCAGTACTAGTTTCAGTATAATCTAAAATTTGTTGTGTTAATTCTGCGTATGTCGTTGTCATTAGTTACTCAATGTTGCTGGTCCTGCAGAAGAAAAACCTCCACCACCATTTCCTGTTATTCCTGGTGCTGTTGACACCGTGAAAGTATAAAAATCATCGTCTGTTTTTGTTATACTATATCCACTAGAATCTTCTATTTCAGATACAGCTGCACCAAATAAATTTCCAGTGACATCTCTAAACCTTACAGTATCACTAGTAGATCTACCATGATCAGGTTCAAATACTGTCACCGTTGTACTACTAGCTGTAAATCTAAAAGCATTACGAGGTAATAACGTTGCAACCGCACTTTCTGTTCTAGCTGGGCGTGGGTGTTGTAATGCTTCGGCATCAGGTGCGTGTTTATTTGGTTTATCTTGTGGTGTTTTAGGTTCGAATTCACTTTTATGAACACGTGATCCATTCCACTCAATAACCATTTCGTTGTAAGGAAATTCCTGACCACTACGATCAGAAATAAACTTAGCGTATTTACCTGTTGCGTAAGCCATTTAGTTTACCAATTACTTTTATTCTTACTAGACCAATGATACTTACCACCTTTAGTAGCTGCACCCATACCTTGAGCTGTACCATGAATTTCACCTTCTGCAATTGCAACAGGTTTTTCTTTTTCTTTTGGTGTAGCGTTTGGTATAGAATTAGTACCTCTGTGACTCCAGTTACTTTTTACTCCACCAGTGGATCCACTAGCGTTAGCAGTTTGGCTGTTCCAGTTTTTATTACTCATTCTTCCTCCTTTTTACATTGACAATCTGCACATTCGCATTGTCCTCCGCAGCATGAACCGCCATTACTACAATGACATTCATGACCACAAATTTTACATTCTGGCATATTACCTCCTATGGTGTGTACGCCTGTGCTGGCTGTACTTTAAATGATACACGTTCTCTATCATTTTCAGCAGCACGTTTAAATTCTTCATCATACACCGCTTTTAAATTTCCACTTAACATCGGTGCTTTTTTTAAACTTATATAGTATGCTAATCCTGCCGTCAAACAAGGTAAAAAATAAAATGGCACATCAGCATTGTTTGTGTAATCACCTGCATCTTCTATTCTAGCAAGATAAAAATACTTAAATATATAAGCCTTATCTGGGCTTGGATATAAAAACAATGTCATGTCATTTTCAGGTCTACCACTAGAAGAAGATCCACCAGTTGTTACTTTTCCAGGAACTAAAGCAAATTGTGTAGGTCTAGCATCTCCACTAGATGAATTTTCCTTTTTACTTAAATTCATATATTCTGTTCTTGAAATTCTATTCACAGCAACATCTGTAGTGTTACTATCGCCTTCTAAATTAGATGTAGCACCAGTAGTAGTTGTTACTACTGCATCTACTATATCTATTACTTTTTGATCTATGGAATAATAATTTGTACCAGCTGTTAATGTTTGAGTTTCATAAGTAACGGTCCAAAGATTTAATCCACGATTAGCCCATTCCGCAAACATCAAATTTAAAGAACGTTTAGCTGTTTTTAAATCGTAGCCTTCACGTACTTCTAATTGACAACGCTCATGCGCTTCTTGAATTATTTCCTCTATTGATAAGTTAAAGGTTTGTGTGCCTGAATAAGCCATTTAACCCTTAATAATTTTTAGATACTTCTAGTACAATAGTGTAGTGG